AAGAGATTTAGTGATAGCAGCCTCAGTGTCAAAGTAGAGACAGTAACCATCGGGATTAGAATCAAGAAAGTTCTTAACCACTGCGAGAGAGAAAAAAGTCTTTCCAGTAGAAGACTCTCCAGCAATAGCAGTAATCTTATTCCCAGATACACCACCAAATATACTACCTGAAACCAGTGCATTAAAAACGTATGAACCAGTATCAACATAAGTTTCTGTTTCCTCAATATCTGATGCTAACTTAGTAAAGTCATCACCAATCTCTTTTACAATATCTTTAAGAAAATCCATTATTTTTTTCTCCATTTAAAACATTCATTTTATAGCACCAAAGTTTAGAGTATAAATCTGGATACTTATTTTTTATTACTTCAAGTATTTTATCAAATTCTTTATTGGAAATTGGTAAGTTCATTTATATAAAAAATGATTCTAGAGATGATTTTTTTTCCACTCTCCACCCAATAATATCAAGAATTACTTTAAGTGGTTCTAGAAATGACTTTTCGAACTGTAAGTCATAGTCTATGTATTTGTCAAGATTTAGTTCTCTTGGAAAATCTTGAATAAAGGAAATTACATTTTCGTGGATAGTATTCGGTTTTTTCAAATAAACAAATTTAATCTTTTCTCCATTTTGAATAAGAGAATATTTTGTATTGAGTTTATTTTGTTTAATATAGTAATTAAACAGGAGTGCTCCACGAACGTGAATAGGTGTTCCTTTTATATAAATTTGAGATGATGAAGTATATTTCTGAACATCAGAGGCAGAGCGTGGAAATGATATTTCTTCTGGAGAAAATTGTTTGAACTTTTCTTTAAATTCTTCAATAAATTTAATCATATCATCTTCTGATCCACTCATCAAAATATTAAATGCCTCTTTTAGCATTTTACGACAAGGTGCAGGAGTTGAAGATTTAATTGCTTCAATTCCTTTAATTTTAAGTTTGGCAGTCTCATAACGAACGCCCTCACTGTCCCAAACACTCAAAATATAGCGTTTCTTTGCAGTCCAAATGCCACGCTCAGAAATACACTCGCGCTTCATAACCATTTTTTGGTCATAAGCATTTACGTATTTTGCCAATTCTTGGTAAGAACTTTCAATATATTTTTCAAGTTCCATCTGACAGATCTTATCAAGGAACGAAATAATGTCTTGAGTAGTTTTTTCTCTTCCTTTGAATACAACTTCAACCAGAGGACCCATATTGAGATAGATGGAATCAGTATCAGAAGCAATAACATAGTCTTCACCATCAGTCTTTAGAATTTTGTTTAAATAAGAATTCATCTTATTCATAATCCACTGAATTGAAACCTTACCCGAAAGAGTAATTGCTTCAGCATTTGCAAGTTTATAATAACGAAAGTATTGATTTCCAATTGCACCATAAGCAGAGTTAAGTTGAATCTTACGTGCCATTTGGATATTATTACATCGAGCAATTTCTTTAATCAACTCTTTGTTTTTTGTCTTCTCGTATTCTTGTTCCGCTTTAAGCATTTTCTTCTTAAAGATTACACGTTCATTGTAAATCTTCTCCATCAGTTCAGGAAGAAAACCACGAACATCCTTACGATACATAGCACCGTTAGCACATACCGCATAATCTTTATACATCTCAAAAGTAAGTTCTTGATTAAGAATCTTATCAACATTAACGGTAGGATGCCTTTCCTCAAGAAGAGTTTCTGGTGAAATATTGTATTGCATAATCAAATGTGGATAGAGACTGTTCAAGTCAAAACTCACCACCCAATCATACATGCCGGGAATAGGTTCTTTTACGTATGCACCTTCATACTTTTCATCTTTACGTTCAGTATTTCTTGGTGGAATTACAATATTTTTCTTTTTAAGGTAGGTATAAATGATATTATCCCACATACGAACTTGGTAAAATACATCAGCATAATTTACCTTTGCATCATACGCCATAGTAAGAGCGAGTTCAATGAGTTTCATCTTGTCTTCTAATTTATCGACAAGTTCCACGTCAATGATATTATATTCAATAAACTTTTGCCATCCTTTTGTATAGAAGTCTTTAAATGTATCAAATTCAGAGTGATCTAATTTCTTTTGTCCTAGTTCAACTTCAGCAATATAATCCAAACGATATGATTCTTGAACTTTATAAGTAAATTTTTTATAAAGATCCAAGTAATCAAGTTGAGTCAAACCACCTACATCAAATGTCGTATGCTTGCGTCCATTAATAAAGATTTCTCCTTCAGTTACAAGCCCCCAATTAGAGAACCGTTTCATTAATTTTTCGCCAAGAACACGATTGAGTCTCTTACAAATGTAAGGAACGTCATACAACTGAATGTTCCATCCAGTAATCACATCAGGAACATCAACCATCCAATAATTAATGAAATGATTGAGAAGTTCATATTCAGAAGGACAATAATGATAAGTTACATCTTTACGAGTATTGTTAAACGGTTTAACTCCCCAGGTTGTAATCTTCTTAGTAGTATAATCCTGAATACTAATAGATAGGATTTCTTCTGAAGCAGACTCCACATCCGGGAACCCACCTTCAGAGGCAACCTCAATATCCAGAGTTACAAGTTTGATTTTACTGATATCAAATTTAATTTCATCCTCTGGATATTTTTCGGAAATATATTGATATATGTAACGTTCGTTTCCGTAAATTTCAAATCCATCTACACTCTCATATTTACTATAAAATTCCCGACAATCTTTAACTGTTCCGGGATTTATCGGTTCAACTACTTCACCACTTAATGTTCTATACTTAGATTCCTTTTTAGTTTTTACATAAAGAGTTGGAAAAAACTCATCTCTTGTTTCAAATCTTTTACCATTTTGTACTCCACGAACCAAAAATTGATTTCCAATCAACTGAACATTAGTGTAAAAATTCATTCTTTAATTAAATCCTCATATTTTTCAAGTAAAGTTGGAGTAGGATCGGCAAGTGTAAGAATCTTATCCGAACTCATCATAAATGTATCTTGTTTTGTAATCCCCATTAAAAATGGTTCTAACGTTCTTGAAGGTCCCTCAATTTGCGGTTCTTTAACAAAAAATGGTTTAACTAATTTGCAGTCAGGTTCTCCAATATCAGCACCTACCTCTTCAATCTGACTGATTAGAATCTGACTGTTCATTAGTACTATAATTTTGATTGTTTTTTCCATTGTTAATAATATCCTCTATATACATATGTTCTAGTTTTGATACGGGATTGACCATTGTGACAACCCAGTCTGTAGGTATGGTAATTTGCTCATCGGCAGAGAGTGGAATCCATTTATAAAGAGAAACCTCATATCCCAATCTTCCGACTACCTCAGTATTATCCGATAATGGATTTGATTCCTTTATCTTAACGGCGCAAGGATTTTTCAAATAATATCCTATAACTCTATTAGTAGATTCATCTTCTCCTCCAATAATCATTTCTTTTATGTCGGCAATAACCTCTTCACCAGACTTCAAAAGTAAAAGCTTGATTGACATTCTTATCCAAATTCTTGATTTATTTTAGCACTAAAAAAAAGAGGAGTCAACCTGGATTTTGCCAGGTACTCCTCATGCGCCGACGATATTCAATTATATTTATAGATAATCTTTACGCTTATGATGGTCAGGAACAATTTTCTTTAAGTTGATAGAGAGGAGTCCATCTTCAAAGGATACATCTGATACTTCAGTATCATCTGCCATTGTCCATGCTCTTTTGAACGATCGTTTAGCTAATCCCTTATGGACGTAGTTGGCATCAGATTCTTTATCATCCTTTTGTCCTTCAACATATAATTTTCCATCTTGCGTATAGACATAAACCTCCTTTTTCTTAAATCCCGCAAGTGCAAGTTCAAGTTTAGATTCTACATTACTTACCTGAACTAAATTATATGGAGGATAATTGGAAGTTGTTTCGTGAATTTTAAAAATACGATCAAAATACTCATCCATACCAATAGTATTACGGTTGATTCTTTCCAGCAAAGCAGAAAGATCCGCAGCCTGATATTTCATCAGATTAGTCATTATGGTAGCTCCTTTACAGCGAGGTTTGATTGTGTGATCCCTATAAGGCGATCAGTATTAATTATAATAGAAATAAAAAAAAGAAGAAGGGAAAAAACCCAACCTCTTTTTACGGTATTTTCACTTTTATAAAAAAGTTATTTAAATTCAATCAACATCTTCAACTTTTCCTTTTTTACCTATATTATATTTTTGCTCCAAAATCCATTCTCCCTTTTCTTTATACGAAAGAACTTTAATTTGGTTGAGAGGTGCTATATCAAGAATTTTATCAGAATCAACTACTGTAATAAGTCCCCAATCAGAAAGAAGACGTACAATACGGTTTCTACGTTGCACATCATTTACAGTAAGATTTGCGTGTTTGCCATCCAAAGCAAACAGTTCTTTAAAATGAGTAATGAAATATCTACCTTGTTTATGAAGAATGTGAGCACTTTGATATAGTTTTTTTTCTTTTCTAGAAGCTACTCCAATTCTAGTTAAAGTTTCACGAACTTTTAAAAAGTCGTCTGGTTCATTTAAAATGACCTCCACCATCATATTAGGAGACCAATTTACTTGAGGTTCAATTGTTTGGTTAGTCATTTTGTTCCGCCAATATCAAGTCGTTTTTTAATGAAAGCAAGTTGTTCTTTTGTTAGGATTTTCAATGCCTGAGATGCTTTTTCATTACTATATCCATAGTATTGTTTTACACATTCTAAGTCTTTGACCTTATCCTTATGGATCCAGGGAGAAAACCTCTTCCTTTTCCTGATACTATTTAGATAAAATGAATATTGCATATCTTTATCAAGATGATGATTTAAATTCATTTCATTTGCAAAAAGTACCGTATCAACTTGCCCTGAAAGACAACGATTGATAATGTAAGGTGCATACTCCTTCTCAAGTGAAGGGTCTTCGTCAATTAGGTTTTGCTTCGTCTGATTGATCGAGTTTAACCAATCCTTCAATTCCATAATTAAAAAGCAATAGTTCTTTACGTTGTTTTTGATCTCGCATATATTCACCAACAGAACGCATAGTATAAGTCAGATCAAACTCAGCAGCGTTCCAGTTCTTAAAGCGATCTTTGACAAGTTGATCCGAGTTATAACTAATCAACTGATCCATATCATTAGCGTCACAATCAGAAGCAAACTTATCGTGATTAAATCCTTTGTGCATTGATCCCTTATTCCCATAGAGATTATCCTTAATATCATAAGGAGGATCGAGATACATAAAAGAACCTTTGTTCCCATCCATCAGATAATCGTATGAATAATTAGTTATACGCCACTTAGCAATTAACTTGGAATACTCTGGCAATTTTTCAATTCCTCTTAAAGAAAAATTAGAGACTGATGCTTGAGGAGAAAAAGATGAACTTTCAGTGAGTCCTGAAAAAGAACACTTATTTACAAAATAAAAAGCAGCAGCTCTCTGAAGACTTGGAAATTCTAAATTATTAATATGTTCTTTCATTGTAGAAAAAACTTCTCTTGCTTTTTCTGGAGTATTATATTGTCTTTTATACGATTCAAGAACAGCAGTCAATCCATCTCCAAACATCTGGAGTTGTTGCCAGAAATTTACAAGAGGTTCATATAGATCATTTACCCAAATATCCAGGTAAGGATATTTCTTGGTAATATAAATAGCAACACTTCCACCACCAAGAAATGGTTCTCGGAACTCATCATAGTTGCGAAGGTCAGGAAAATAAGGTCCCATCTTTTCACAAGCACGGGACTTACCGCCAGGGTAGCGAAGAGGAGTTTTTAAAGATTTCATATTACCACTCATCCGATTCATCCTCCCACTTATAAAGTTCATCTACAATTTCGTGATACAGTTCTTTTACTTGGTTTTTAGGAGCAAGAGAAACATTTTTAGCAATATACTCAACATCTCTCTTATCAACAACAATTTTCAATCCAGATTTTTTAAGATTTTTTTTAGGATTAAAATTTTTAAGAGCATTTTCAAAAGATACAATGCCAAAATGGCGTTGAGTTTGATCAATCAAAATCATTTCATCAAACTTTTGTTCTGGAAAATAATTGTTTACATTCCCTTGAAAGTTTTTAAGAGTAATTTCTTTGGTATTAAAAGTTCGATCAGTTTGAAATAACCCATCAAGACCTTTTGCTTCTAGTCGCCAAACTTCTTCATTTACTTTAGTAGTAAAATCATGCCCCAAAGAATCATTTAATCCAACATATACTAAGTTTTTGCTGGTTTTTTCAATTGCCTTTTCAATAAACAGTGCTCGACTAAATTTTTGCCCACCAAACCGAAGACGGCGAGTGTATTCAACTACACCCATTACCATTTCAAAATCAAATTCAATTTTAGTTTTCATAATAATTTACTTAAACTCAACCTCACACATAAGTTCAGTTAATGCTGCTAGGAAATTAATTTCTTGATCAACCACGAACGCACATTGATATTGATACTTAGCAATAACAAGAACGGCAGCAGGGATAGATTGGGGTGTAAGGCAATCATAACAGGCGTCATAAACCCTGCGAAGTAAAACAGAAGCATCGTTGTCAAGGTTGGAGACCACCCACTTACGAACTTCCGTGAAGTTTTTGTCTTTGAGAGATTTAATAAGTTCATTTACAGATACATCAGAGAAAGTTGCAAGAATACCTGCGTCAATTTTACCCCCAGTAGAATATCTCTGAATTTCATTTAGAACTCTTCGGAAATCAGGGAAATGTTTTGATACCAATTCCGCAACGACTTTTTGATCATACTCAATCCGTTCCTCATCCAAGACTTGTTGAAGTCGTTTGAAGAAACTTCCAGCAAGTTGAACCTTTTGTTTTCCCTTGATTGTAAAGTCAATGACAGCACATCGGGAATGAAGTGGTTCGATAATCTTGTTCTTGTAGTTGCAGGTGAAGATGAATCGGCAGTTGTTATAAAATGCCTCAATATTCGCCCGTAGTAAGAGTTGAACATCTGCGGTTGTGTTGTCACTCTCATCCACAATGATGACTTTATGCCTACCATTTCCTTGAAGTGATACGGTCGAAGCAAAGTTCTTTGCTTGGTTCCTGACAGTATCCAAGAAACGCCCTTCGTCGGATCCATTAATGACATAGTAATCTGCTCCTAACTGTTCGCATAGTGCTTTCGCAATCGTAGTTTTTCCAATACCAGGAGGACCAGAAAGAAGAAGATTGGGAATTTCACCTTTTTTGATAAAATCCAAAAAAGTTTTTTTAGTGTCCTCTGGGAGGATACAATCTTCTACTGTTTTTGGTCTCCACTTTTCCACCCACAAAAAATTGTCACTCATCAATAAACTCCATTTAATACATTCCAAATACTTCTTTGACTTTTTCCCATAATATCAGCAATTTGTCTTTGCGACAATCCCTGATGGGAAAGATTAACAATTTCTTTTTTTACTTCACTCTCCATTTGAATAACTGCTTTTCTTGGATTTGATCTTCCAACTTGAGACCTTCTTGTGTTTTCTGAACGAGGCAACCACCTTAAGTTTTCTACTTTATTATTGGTTTTATTTTCGTCAATATGGTCTATACACCAATCTCTACCTTTTGGTTTTGGTTCTCCCCAACATTCTACCACAAGTTGATGTAGTCGTTTCTCACGAACTACAACATATCCATCTCTTTTATCAACTCTCCCAATAGGTTTTACATTTAGAATTTTACCACAAGCACTAACATAAATGTCGGGATAAGTTTTTGATTGTTTGTAGGTAATTCCGTCGAGTTCCATTAGAAGAGTTGTAACTAATATTATTTATAACCAAACGACATTTCGTGTAGTTTGGAATAATTATAGCATATCCTCAAAATCTCTGGGTTCTTCATAAGGTTCATTACACCCAGTATAAGCATACATTTTATTATTCATCTTATACCAGTCGTGATTGAGAGCATACCAGAAAGTCATACAATACCAATCATAAAATCCAAGTCCTTCATTATAAGAACCAAAGACATTAGTTTCTTCTGGAACTCTCATCCAGATTTTCCAATAATCAAAAATCATTTTAGTGAGTTTCATAATCAAATCCAATCAGGTTTTCTTTCAGG